CATCCCTTTGACGATCTGCTTGATCCATTATCTTCTTAAACATTCGATTGGCCGCGTCTGCAAGATCATACCACACCCCAACGGGAGCAATAGGTAATGGATTGTTAGGAACAACCGGCGTTAGCGTTTCAAACGTATATGGCCCGTCATCCGGCCCATAAAAGTCTTTTATCGAAAGAAATTCATCAAATGTTTTAACATACGGATCTGGTATAATAGCAACTGCATTAGCTTTGGGTACAAAAATCTCTACCACATACACAAAATCCTGTAAATTTTGCACATCGATAGACTGCAATTGTGTTTGGGTTAAAGTATGTATGCCTTTGTCGGAGCCAGTTTGTACATTATACTTCGGAAGTTGTAAAACAAGATCGTGATTTACACCATCCATATCTAAGAGTATCTGACGCGGCACTCGTATTCTATCACCTAAAAAAGTTGCTTCTTCCCGCCGAAAACAAGTTGGATCCATTGTAAAATTATCTAAATCTACAATATCAGTATATAATTGTCCTGGGTCTATGAAACGATTATCCTCATTAAGCACTTGTCCGCTTTGAGAAATACCAGTTTTATATATACCCATGCCAAAAAATGTATCGACCGTACCAGCCCGGAGTATATTTTTCAATTTCATCTTCTTTTGATTGAAATCAAGCCCCAAACTCAGCGTTTCAGCATATCGTTTATATGGAATAATCTCAGTAACAACCTTATTCAGAGGATTTTTCATAATTATGTTAGGTATAGTAACGCGAATGGCATTAAATATCAAATTAATTGGCAATTCACCTGTTATACCAGACATTTTACTATAATATTGCGGAACATACGTCTTTATAAACATCGCCCGTGCCCGTCTATAGGTTTTAAGGCGGTCAAATCCAGCTTTTACGGCCAAACTTAATTTTCTTGCTGTTATTTCAGACATCTAGATAAATCTCCGTACGGGTGACGAAAATGTTTATACCCCGTTTTCATCAATTTTCGTTTTTCCTTATATTGTTTAAATCTGTAACCAAAAGAATTACCGGGAATTTTTACTTCAGCACCCCGGCCCTTCGGAATTTCTTTATCATCAAGCGTAAGAGCATCGGCTATTGTCCTATCGCCGTGAGTTTTTCGTGCCCCCGCATTTTCTTCCAACAAATCAGCCGGTCCACACCCACCATCGGGATAATGAATATAATATTTACATTCTTCAAGTGCTTTAATAGATGGATTAATGTAACCCCCGTGAGCAAGCAATCTATCATAAGCATTTAATAAGGCCGTTTTAGCATCACGATTAGCATGCCAACCATATTTTTTACCCGGCTTTTTCGTAACCGTACCAATTGGCTTGTTCTTATAATAATATGGATACCGGAATATTTCAACAATCATCCGCCCAAAATCCCACCCCGGACCATTCATCTCCCACTTCAAAAATGGTAACTTTCGTGGATTAGCACCACCACACCAGAGAGCCAGTGCAATAGCAACCCTTGCAAATTCATAGGGTGGTGTGTTAGCGTCAACCCACTCAGCTATTTTCTGACCAGTTTCTTTACATTTAACAGAAGCTACAGAGTTAGACGCTCCCTGTCCTTTACTAACATCAAAACCTATGATATATCGTTTCGACTGATCAGGCCTATTCATAAGAAGATTAGTCCATACACTAAGTTTACCCTTTGGACCCATCTTCATTTTAATCGTATCTGTTTTACGTTGTCGTATAATACCCAGTATAGCATCATTAGCAACACCCTTCTTAAAATTAACATCCATTCTAACAATCGGCTCCCTACCAAACAATGCAATATGCTTATCTATGTTGGTGTGAGTAAACACGGCATCGCCAGCTTCAAGATCTTTCATGTCGATTTCACAAGCCATTTCCCTCGGACTTCGCCGTAATTCTTCATTATCATACCAGGGTGAACGTATCTTATACTCGCCGGTTACCTCATCTTGTATAACATGTCGCCCCTGTCCCTTGTCCGGATGCTCCCACCAAGGCATCACAAACACTTTAATCTGCCCACTGTTCAACCACCGACTAAACTCAGTGCCAGCACCGCGTTCAGGATTGGGGGTAGAATTTATAATACGACACGGAGTAACATCAGCGGTTGCACTTCTCATTGCTCGACCGTTCTCCACCTTGGAAAACTCATCAAGGAGTACGGCCAAACGCCTATCACCAGAACCAGCATGTGCAGTTGTAGGTTCACCATCAATATTACTATCATTAAGTTCATTGCCAATGTGCATTTTTCTACGGTTCTTCTGTCCCGGTAAACAATTCGGGGGCCGCATCCAAGAGGGCAACCAAGTATTTATATAATCATGTTTAATAAATAATGATTTATAATTGCCACGTTCATCTACATAAGGTTCAGTCCTTGACATCTCAAGCAACTGACTATCAGGTCTAAACAACCACTTGTGATGAAAAACAGCAATACAATCCCAACTCGCTCCCATATCACGGGTTTTTCTAGTGGCCCTATCTTCACCAATATCAATCCCTTCCTCCAAAAACACAATATGCCCATCCTGAATAGCCCATGTGACAAAAGGATTATGAGCATGCTTGGCAGGGACAGGTTTATGTGTATCTGGGTCAATGTCGAACTGATGATAAGTCCAGACAAAAGCATTAATCCAAAACAGAATAGACTCTCCACTAGCTGCCATCAAATCCGCTTGGAGTATTGGATCATTCTCCGCCCTACGAAGAAGATCCTCACGCCAACGAATATTAACCAAGGGGATCTTGGGGACCTTCAATCCAGTTATAGGACAAGTCCATATCTCTTGCACATTAGGGAAAGGCTCCGAAAGCTGTAGTTTAGACATATTTAATTATACCCGGTATTTCTCCACGTCTAAACACTTGTGCTAATGCGGCTAGCATAGTACTCTAATAGCCTCATTGACTTTGTGCATTATTTCTTTCGATCCTTAATAATAGAATTAATTCTATTCTTGCCCTCTTGACTGACACGATCAGCGATTGGAATCTTATTATCTTTGTCAGTTGTCAATAACGATGCCCGGCCTTCTATACGATCATACAACAAGCCGACGTATGTTCTATCCGGTTCATGGTGTTTTACAGTTTCGGTATATTTACCATCTTTATCTATTTTAGTAACTGTTTCATCATACCCAAGGGCTTTTTTCCAACACAGTCTAGCGAGTGCTTCAGCCTTCGATGCCATACGATCCTCATCCTCGCCAGTATTCTCCTTCTTTAGGAGTTCTGTCTGTTCTTGTGCTATCTCCCTGATAAACCCTGACAGCAACATTCCGGCCTTGGTTTGACGACCGCGTTTGTTCATCGGTTTATTTTTTGCCATTTAAATAATCTCGCTCCCGTCGAGTAGCTTCAAGGTCTAACATTCTATATTTAATACCAATCTCCAAACGAGCTAATGCTGATTTTATATCAAGAGTTTGCATTATATTAATCTCATCAACTTCCTCGACACTCGCAATCATAGCAAGTAAAGTGTAATAAATTTCAGCATTATTTAACTTTTGCTTTTTGGACATTCTCATACATATCAACTATTAATTTACACATTTCTAATGGAACAATATACACGATACCATAATTATTACCACGTACAATAATACCAATTATATTACCATAACGGTTAAAAACCGGACAGCCGGAACTACCTGGTGCACCAGAAATATCTAATTGATGTAATAACTCACCTTGTATAACTCTATCATAGGCTGAGAATATACCAAGGGATACGGTATTTTTGTTACCGAAAGGACTACCGATAACAAATATATTGTCCCCTATATCAACGTTTGTATTAAACGCAAAGCGAGTATACAAAAATTTATCTTCAATAATTATTAATCCAACATCAATACTATTTATATCTTTTGACATAAAAAACTTAGATGATTCCATTTCAAAGCCGTTATCAAATTCTATAAATACATTATTAGCATCCTCAACAACATGTCCAGCAGTTAATACTAAACCATTATCAAGTACAACACCAGAACCAGACCACAATTCTCCATATTTACCCTGTACTTTAACGCGTACTACGGACGACCGCACACGACTAATAACACATGGAAGGGAATAATAATTATGAACTGCTATAAAAATCACCAATAACAACAATGCTAATAGTGCGTGTATACGTTTCATTAGAACTCCTTGTCACGTTTCTTAACATCAACAAATATTTGAGTTTGAGCCATAGCTGATGCAATGATTAAAATTTTCTCATAGCCACCAGTATTTATGTATACGCGACCTATTTCATCAGTTGTGGTTTCTACGGTAATACCAGACGCAAACAAAATAGAAGCGGCTGAAACAACATCAACAAAATGCTCATCATTGGAATCCTGCGTTCCCTGATCCGCAGTTATTCTACCTATCTTCGTATAATGTTCTGGATTTTCAGCACTACCTGGTGTTATGGGTTTAGCATATACATGAAAAATAACGGTATCATTCTCACTACCAACTGACCTAAACCGCATTTCTATAGCTGGTGTGCCTTTAGGAACTGTGTAAATAACGACATACTTAGAAGCGAGTGCATCCACCGTAACTTCGTCACGCTCGGTTACACCAAGTACCGCATGAACAGAAGTTATATCCCCGGCTTCTTCAAATGGATGTTGTTCTCTAAATTCATTTTCACTACCGTGCATTATTTGTTTTCCTTTCTCATGTCCTTTCGCAACCTAAAATATAAGTTTGCTTTCTCTTTGATGGTTAATTCGTTCGTTAGCCACCGGATGAGTCTATATCTTAATCTCGTTCGAATCGCCATATTTTCTTAATCATCCCCCTTGGTATCAATACCGTAGATCTGTCTTTACCATCATTATAATCTGGACTTAAAATCAAAGAATCTTTGGTACATGCGGTATAATAACCTATGGTATGACATACTGTAGGCTTTTCCTTTTTTACCGTTTCTTCCCCCCGCCAACTAGAATCGCTATTAGCGTCCCACCATAACACTTCAACGATTTCATTATACTCTAATTTTGGAATTTGGACCATTTGTAGAAATTCCACAGATTAATAACTATTGCTGGAATCGTAACAAAGAGTAATCCAAATGAACTCCGTGATATGATTACGTATAAAATCCAACACACGGCTGCCGCGGTGCTGAATAACCAACCATATTTGTTTCGATGGCC